TGTGTTGGTGGTGGTTGTTGTGGTGTTGGTGGTGGTCGTTGTGTTGGTGTTGGTGTTGCTTGTGTTGGTGTTCGTGTTGTTGGTGGTCGTTGTGATGTTGTTGGTGGTGGTCGTTGTGTTGGTGGTGGTCGTTGTGTTGGTGTTCGTGTTGGTGTTGCTTGTGTTGGTGTTGTTTGTGTTGGTGTTTGTGTTGGTGGTGCTTGTGTTGGTGTTCGTGTTGGTGTCGCTTGTGTTGCTGTATATACAGTTTTATCTGCTGTTGTAATTCCACCAGTTGTTGCTTGAGTTGTTGTTGTTGTTGTTGTTTGAGTTGTTGCTTTGGCAGCTTGATTATTACTATTTGGTATAGAACGAAAACCAACACCAGGCATAAATTCAAATCCTTCTATATTATACGTATAATTTAGAATAATAATAGCAATAATAATGATAACAATATATATTTCTATTTTCATATATATATATAGTAGATTTTTTAATAATTTATAGTTTATCTAAATAATTTTATATATTATAATTATAATGGAAAGTAATTTCTTAAGTGACATACAAAAGGCGCCTTTTTTATTTTTACAAGATCATCCTTTTAATTATTTTAAACCGATTGCAAATACATTAGAACAAACTGTTAATGATAATAAATGTTATGACGAATTATTAATAAAAGCATTTTATTCATCATTAAACATTGATTTTATTAATAAAACAATTACAAAAACAGTTTATAATAATACTTGTGAAAAATATATTGTTACTGAGCAAAAAATAGAACACATTATGCAAATTATGGATGGTATTTTTCATGATTATAGTCAACATTTACCATTTAAATTAAATGAACAAATAAAAATTTTAAATAAATTAGTAATTGATTATTGTACTTCAAGAATTATTACTGAAATTGAAGTTAGAAATAATTATCTACGTGATAAATTTTCACCATTAGTATTATTAGATGCACCAATTAGTACTAGTTTAATTGGATCTAAAAATCATAGTTATAATTTTAAAAATAAAAATTATGATCCATTTAATTTAAATATTAGTAATTCAGATAATGCAGAAAATATTAAATCAAACATAATTGAAAAAAAAAATAATATTAACACTAATTCAATTACATATAATAATAATTTACAAACGCCAAATATTATATTAGATAATAGAAATATTAATGAAATTAATTCATTTACTGATAATTCTGTACGTGAAACAAAATCAATTATTGATAAATTTAGTAAAAAGTATGCATCAAATAATTGGTAAAAAGTTATTAATAATTTTATAAATTATTAATAATTATTAGTGGTAAAAAGTTATTAATAATTTTATAAATTATTAATAATTATTAGTTGTAAAAAGTTATTAGTGGTAAAAAGTTATTAATAATTTTATAAATTATTAATAATTATTAGTTGTAAAAAGTTATTAGTGGTAAAAAGTTATTAGTTGTAAAAAGTTATTAATAATTTTATAAATTATTAATAATTATTAGTGTATAATTAAATATTACTTTACAATTACGCGTTATAATTTTTTGTGTAAAAGAAAATAGTAGCAGATTTAGATAATATATCAATTGGATCATTATTACTATCCATACTAGAATCTATACTGGTAATAGCACCAACTTTATCAGTTGACCCGCCTTGGTTTGCAAATGTTGGAGCGTATAGAAAATATTTAGAATTAATTTCATCAATATTTTGTCTAATTATTGCAGAAGTAGTTAATACTATTTTACGAGTTAAATTTTTCTGAATATTTTCAATATTATCTTTTTCTGTCTCGAGTATAACTGCAGAACGTAAATGATACATATCTGATGCAATTCTTAAATTTTCGCTAATTTCAATTTCTGTATCATTTATTTGTTCATAGCTAAGAATATGTGCAGGTAATTGATTGAATTCTACTTTTGGACTAATTAATTTTTCATAAGCTCTACCGGGTGATAAAGTTCTTCTTGGAACGTGGAAAATTACAACACCATTTGTATATACAACTGTTTGTGTTTTTGGAACAAACATACCGTTTTCAATATATGTTTGTGATTGTGTAATAGCATCTTCTAGTTTTAATTTAATTTGAGAATTGTCTTGACCAACAGTTGGTAAACGTAATGTTAATAATGGTACAGCAATTACACGGTTTGAAATAACTGGAAAGTTCATAACATTTGAATTTCCATATGTTCCAAAAATAGGATTTGTTGAAATAACAATGGGTCTAAATGAAAATGCAGCAATTAATCTTTTAAGAATTACACCTTCATCACCAATGTAAAGAAGATCAGGAGCATCATATAATGATATTTTGCATTCATCAATAGCATTCATAAAATCATTACCAATACATTCATAAAATTTACCAGATCTTAAATTTAATACATTGTTCCATAAATTGTTTTGCAAGTTTGCACGTAGTCTTAAATCTTTAATTGGGGATTCTGCAGAACATACAACATCATTTGAATCATTAATCATATGAAAAAGAAGATGTTGATCTGCAACATTATTAATAGGTTCTTTGTTAAATTTAGATTTAATAATGTAAGCAATATTAGAAAATAAAAATTGTTCATTAATAAATTGTATTTTAGGAATAAACATAGCAGCAATTACTGGATGAATTGCACAAGCAATGTTATGTTTGCTAGGATCAAATGTACCTTGTAAAGCTTGTAGGTCACAATCTTCATATTGCATAGTTTGAATAATAACAGCTGCATGATTGCTTCTTGTCATTGAATACATTTTAATAATTTCTTGAATTACTGGATAATCAGAATCTTTAATAGTTAAACCATCAACTGATTGAAGATCACCAAAAAGTTGAGCCATGCTAGTATTTGGTAAAAGTTCAACTGGTTGGTCACCAGCACCATCTGGATAACGAGAATTCATTAATTTTTCATATTGTTTTTTGAATTCATCAAATTCAACATCGCTTAATTGATATTTCTCTTTGTATCTTTTAGATTCTTTTAATACAATATGTAATGGTAATCCTTTAGCACCAAATTTTTTTTCAATTAATTTTGCAAATTTACGTGCTCTTGTTTTAATCTCATTGAGTTTATCATAAAAAACTTCTTGGATTTGATCTAAAATATTGATATCAGTATATCTTCTTCTCAAGTCATTTATAGTACTGCTAGGTATTTTGCCTCTAATGCCATCTTTTAACAGTCTTTTAACTTGTTCATCAACGACGTTATTATTAGATTCTTCATCAGGTCTGCGATTACTAGTTGACATTTATTATATATAATAACTTTAGACAAATTTTTTTTAATTTTAATTTAAAAAAAAAATGATTTAAACTAAATATTTTTATCCTGCTTAAAATAATTCCTATATTATATATTTATTTATGAATATTATAATACTATTTCAAATTGGTAATATTGACATATCTTTAGATATTTTAAAAAAAATTACACATATTTTATCTAATTTTAATACTACTTTACATATATCTATATTGTCACATTTAAATAGTAATTTAATTAGTGATTATTTAGTTTCAATTAATTTTAATAAATATATAATAACTGAACACATTAATAAAGGTATGGATATTGGTCCTTTTTTACTCCAATTAAAAAATCTTATTAATAATAACAATTATAATTTTGATATTATAATAAAACTTCATACTAAAACTAATCAAATTTGGCGTAATGAACTAATTGATCCAATTATTAATTCTGAAAAACAAAATGATATATTTAAATTAATTGATAATAATAATAAAATTATTGGTTGTAAAAAATGGTGTCTTTTTTTAGATACTTGCAATAAAAATAATATTAATTTAATATGCAATAAATTAAATATTACAAATATTTTTTACGATATTATTAATACTGATATTAAAAATATAACATATAATGATATTGACATTGATTTTTATAAAAATTATTATAATGTTAAATTAAATACAGAGAATAATTCTTTAATTAATATTAATAAATTAATTTTATTTAATCATATGACTAAATATAATAATATACCGTCTGAAAAATTTATATTACAAAAAAATAAAGTTAATAATGTATCTTTTATTGGTGGTACAATATTTATAGCAGATTTTAAAACATATTTTGATTTTTTTTCATCAATAGACATTGATAAAATTTATAATTTACTTGAAGACGAATATGTTATTAATAATAAATCAACATATGTGCATGCTATGGAAAGATTATTAACTTCATTTATTTATATTAATAATAAAAAAATAATATCAATTTAATTATATGTCAGAAATAATTAACAATGAATATATTATAAATAATTGGGATTTATTTTATAAATCTTATCTTGACTTAAATCCAGATTTAGAACAAAATAATATTGTATCAAAAAGAGCACTATTAAATCATTTTATTAAACATGGTATTTCTGAAAATAGAAAAGTTATTAAAAATTTTTCAGAAATTAATATTAATCCAATAAAAGAAACAAAAATATTTATATTAAAACGTGAAATGATTATTGAAAATATTTTTTAATATTATATGTCAATAATAATATACTTTTAATAAAATATATTATTATATGAATAGAGAATATAAAGATGCAAGCACTAGTACTGATCCACTAAGTGTACAATTATATTTTGATCAAAATAATGTTATAAGATGGAATATTATAACACAACTTTCAGAATTAAATGATAATGATAATGACAATAAGATAAATAATTATGTTAATATTAATCAATCTAATATTAATCAATCTAATATTAATCAATCTAATATTAATTTAATAGAACAAGTTAAGGTTGAAAATAAAAAAATAATATTGTCAAATTTTTTTAATAATATATATACAATTAATTCAAAGAAAAATATTTATAATTTTAAATATACTAATGTCAATTTATATATAAATGATACAAATACTAATAATAATAGCGTTGATTACAATACATTTGATTATATAAAATACAATAGTATTGTTAATGGTACTTTTAATAAAAGTAATGCTTGGAAAGATTATATTAAAAAAATTAAAAACGGTCAAGAAATACAAATGAATCTTAGTGTAAATGATTTATCATATATTGATGCATTTGTTACAATATTAGATAATGCAATATTAAATGAACTTGATAAAATTATGATTATTATTGATGATTTAGTTATGAATATTGAAAACATTGAAAATACCTTATGTTATCCAACAAATAAAGTTGAGATCTATAACCGTTGGGGTGTTTTAGTATATGAAACTAAAGACTATGACAATAATACCCGAAGATTTGAAGGAATTTCTGAAGGTAGAGCTACTATAAATAAATCTTCAGAGTTGCCAACCGGTGTGTATTTCTATATCATTGAGTTCACAACTTCCGATGGTAATAGAGTAAAAAAAGACGGATATTTATACTTAACTAGATAAACCTACAAACTCCTGAGTGTTTAAAATCTGAGGATAATTTAAGAAAATATGAGAACAAAAATTTTAATTTTCGCTTTGATGGT